AAAGCCACAAAGAATAGATATAAGTATATGCTTAGAGTGATGGATAAGATTAGAGATGAGGTTGCTTATTTCTACAATCCAACATCATTCTTAAGCCTAACCACATCAGGTATCTTCCCAGCAATAAGTTACTTAGATAACTTCAAGAAGCTATTCCTAAACTTTGGTACAGAAATGTATGCTCTAGGTGTAGGGGATGAAGAGCTAGCCAAGAAAAACCAAGTGATTAAGTATGCATTAAAAGGATTCCCTATAGCCTCACAAGTAGATGCTGTTCTGTTAATGTTCTATCCAGACATAGCTAAAGATCTGGGTATGAAGGCACAATCTGAGGCTAAACCATTTGGTAAATAAACAGTATAGTTATTGCTATATTATGTAGGAATAATTTTCCTAACTCATTGAAAATAAATTAAATTCACTATTTTTGCTATAATTAGTGCACATTCTATAAGTTTGATGCACTTCTTTGTATATCAATAGATTACACATAACACATTATCACTATGAACGTTACTTGCTCTGCAACCCCATGTCCAGTTATATTGGATTCGACCTGCGTATTCTACGAAGGCCCCTATCTTGTATACTCTGGTATAAATACCAACGACAATTTACAAACAGCATTAGAGAAGATTGATGCAGCTTTTGCATCAGCTGGCTATGGTACATCTGGTACTAGTGGCTCTTCTGGAAGAAATGGAACTAGTGGAGTTTCAGGAACCAATGGAATAAGTGGTACTAATGGTACCTCAGCAACATCTGGTTCTTCTGGTAGAAGTGGAACTTCTGCTACCTCTGGTAGTTCTGGAAGGAATGGTACAGCTGGCACTTCAGGTAGTTCTGGGTCTAGTGGTAGAAATGGTACAGCTGGTACAGCAGGTTCATCAGGAACTTCTGGTTCTCATGGTACTAGTGCTAGTAGTGGTTCTAGTGGTTCTAGTGGTACCAGTGCATCTAGTGGCTCTTCAGGAACTTCAGGTTCAAATGGAACAGATGGCAGTGCAGGTACAAGTGGCTCTAGTGGATCTAATGGAAGTAGTGGTAGCTCTGGTACAGCAGGTTCTTCTGCAACATCAGGCTCTTCTGGTACAGCTGGATCATCTGGTTCTGCAGGTACAGCTGGTAGTTCTGGTTCTTCAGGTACTGCTGGTCTTTCTGGAGATAGATATGCTACGACATCTATTCAATCATTTACATTAGGTAATGGTGGATCTTTAGTAGTTCTACCAAACTTATCATATACTCCTGGTCAGTCTATTATCATTGCTTACAATGCTACTAATTATCAAGAGAGTGTAGTAACAAACTACTCTCCTGTAAGTGGTGTAATACAATTCACTGCTCCTAGTTTAACAATAGGTAGTGGTACATATAATGCTTGGTCTGTAAACTTACAAGGTGCTACAGGTGGTAATGGAACAGCAGGAACATCTGGATCATCTGGATCTTCTGCAAGTTCTGGTACTTCAGGTTCTTCAGGTACATCAGGCACAAGTGGAACTGATGGTTCAAGTGGAACAACTGGTACCTCTGGTACAAGTGCATCTAGTGGAAGTTCAGGTACAGATGGTTCTAATGGATCAAGTGGTACAAGTGGTACTACTGGAACATCTGGTACAACTGGTACTTCTGGAACAACAGGAACTGATGGCTCAAGTGGTACAGATGGCTCAAGTGGAACTGATGGTAGTTCAGGAACTTCTGCTACTTCAGGATCAAGTGGAACTTCTGCATCTTCTGGTACCAGTGGAACTACAGGAACAGATGGTTCATCTGGAACAAGTGGTACAGATGGAAGTAGTGGAACAAGTGCATCTAGTGGATCTAGTGGTACAGGTGGTGTAGATGGTACAAGTGGAACAGATGGCTCATCTGGTACCTCAGGTACAACAGGTACAGATGGTTCTAGTGGTACAGCAGCAACATCAGGTATATCTACATTGATGGCTGGTACAAGTGGTAGTACAATTACTATTCCTCCTGCTGAAGCTACAACAACAACAACTACTACAGCAACTCCTACAACAACTACTACAACCACAGCAGCTCCAGGTCCAACATTGATTTTTTCTTCAATTAGTGGTCCTAATGCTTGTACACAATCTGGACCTTTCTTTATATTAACATCAGTTACTTATAATGGTGGAACAGGTCTTTGTGATTCAACCTCTTTTGATTCCCCTGATGTTGACCCTTTAAGTGGAGGTACATCTTATGTTTCTGATGGAACTAATTTTAGACAAGTTTACAAAGTTCCAGGTGCAGGAATAACATTAATGACATTCACAGGTAGTTGTGTAGCTTGTTAAAATTATAAAATATAAAATAAATATAAATGCCTTACGCTAATATTACCATAACCATTGAAACTGGTAGATCATTCTATCCTGGACAATATGTCCAGGTGATACATGATGAGAACAACTACATCTTTGGTCAAGTGGTTACATATGATCCTGTAACAGGAATCTTTGTTTTCTATCCTACCAATTACTTAGGTGCTGGTACATTTAATACATGGACTGTCGTAGCATCTGCTGTCTCAGGTTCAAGTGGTACAGCTGGTACATCAGCATCGTCTGGTACTTCAGCATCAAGTGGATCTAGTGGAACTAGTGGTACTTCAGGAACAGCTGGTACTACAGGAACTGATGGTTCTAGTGGGACCTCTGGTACAGATGGCTCTTCAGGAACTGATGGATCTAGTGGTACTTCAGGTACAACTGGAACAGATGGTTCAAGTGGAACATCTGGTACAAGTGGTACTAGTGGTACTGCTGGAACAGATGGATCTTCTGGAACCTCTGGAACAACAGGTACAGATGGGTCAAGTGGGACAGCAGGTACAAATGGTACAGATGGTAGTAATGGTACATCAGGCACTGATGGAAGTTCTGGTACGTCTGGAACTACAGGTACTGATGGAAGCTCAGGCACTAGTGGCACTGATGGATCTAGTGGAACAAGTGGAACTGATGGAAGTAGTGGTACAAGTGGAAGCTCAGGAACTGCAGCTACATCTGGTAACTCTGGTGACTTATATAAGACTACATCTACTACTAGTTTAACATTAGCTGTTGGCACTCAAAATTTAACTGTTGGTTTAGGGTTGGCATATACAATTGGTCAAGGTGTGGTTGTTGCTTACTCTGTAGGCTTCGACATGATTGGTTTTGTTACTTCTTATAATTCAGCAACAGGTGCTATGGTATTAACTATAGATTCATTTAATGGATCTGGTACATTTGCTGTTTGGGAAGTAAACCTTGCAGGAGCTGCAGGAGGTGATGGTACTTCAGGTACAGATGGTTCTTCAGGAACGTCTGGAACCAATGGTACATCTGGTACATCTGCGTCAAGTGGAACATCTGGAACAGATGGCTCTAGTGGTACCTCTGGTACTACAGGAACAGATGGATCAAGTGGTACGTCTGCATCAAGTGGTAGTTCAGGAACATCAGCTTCAGCTGGTACAAGTGGTAACCAAGGTGCTGATGGTTTCTTAGCAGAGTGGTTATATAGTATAAATCCTGACACATCTGTAAACCCAGGTAGTACATTCTTTAGATTAGATATTAACTCTTGGAGTGAAACTGTAACAAGTATTGCCATCAGTGACACTGCATACAATCCAAATGTAAACTTCTCTACATATTTAAACTTTATTGGAGCAAACTCAATTATTAAATTACAAAGCTCAAGTAATGTTGCAACTTATAAGTTTTTAAGAATTGTAAGTAATACACCTTTTGTGAGTGGCTATGAAGATTACACAGTGACACAACTTGCTAGTGGTGGTCCAGATCCTAGTGCTAACGAAGCATTCTATTTCAACTTCATTGGTGTGAGTGGTACTTCTGGTACCTCAGCATCAAGTGGTACATCAGGAACTACAGGAACAGATGGAAGCTCAGGAACAAGTGGTACAAGTGGATCTAGTGCATCTAGTGGTACTTCTGCAACAAGTGGTTCATCAGCTACAGCTGGTACATCAGGAACTAGTAGTACAGATGGGTCATCAGGAACTTCTGGTACAACAGGAACTGATGGAAGTTCTGGAACTTCTGGTACTAATGGTACTTCAGCAAGTTCTGGTACTAGTGGAACTACAGGTACAGATGGATCATCTGGTACAAGTGCTTCTAGTGGATCAAGTGCCACAGCAGGTACAAGTGCGTCTTCAGGAACTGCAGCAACCTCTGGTAATTCATCAACATACAATGGAACTTCAGGAACAACAGAAACATTACCTTTAGCTGAAGTAACAACAACCACTACTACTACAGCAGCACCATAAAATATTGAAAAAACTATGCCATACGCAGATTTAACATTTCAAGTTCAGCCAGGTTTAAGATTTGTTGCAAATGATTTTGTAAACTTATATGGTAGTGATGCTCCTGTCACTACCACTACAACAACAACTACTACACCTACAACTACTACAACTACTACTGCAGCTGTATATTATTATGATGTAGATAAAATCAACTGTCCTGGGTGTACAACGTTCTCAACAGGATTACTTGCAGTTTCTACAACATTAAAAACTAATGGTTTTTACTATAATATAGGTGATGGATTTGTATATAAAGTTAACTTTGGTACAGGAGCAGGGACACCTGTTGTTGATTTAACAGGTGCAGCATCAGCTGGAACAGATTGTTCATTAACTTGTGCAATATAAAATAAAAAGAAATTATGGCTAATGCATTTATACATGGAAGAGTTGTAAGTTATGATACTGTCACTGGTAGTTTAGTGGTAACTCCACTTGAATACACAGGTGATGCAGGATCATATGATACATGGACTGTTGCTCTAGCAGGAAAAAATGGAACTTCAGGAGCTGGTAGTACAAGTGGTACAGCAGGAGAAAGTAGTTCTTCAGGAACTAATGGTTCATCTGGTACCTCAGGTGCTTCAGGTTCATCAGGTACTTCTGGTACTTCTGGAAGTTCTGCTAGCTCAGGAACAACTGGTACTTCTGGAACTAGTGGAGTGGCAGCTGTGTCAGGAGTAAATGGTCCTACAGGACCTCAAGGTGCCACAGGACCAACTGGTCCTCAAGGAGCAGGAGGTTCTAGTGGAGCTAGTGGTGCTAATGGACCTACTGGTGCCCCAGGTGGGCAAGGTCCAACAGGAGGTCAAGGACCACAAGGTTTTGCAGGTCCAACAGGCCCCACTGGAGCTACTGGACCACAAGGGCCAACAGGTACTTCAGCTTCATATAACCAAGACTTAAACTCAGGTGCAAGTACAGTTAGATATTCCCCATTAACAGGAAGTCAATATCTTTTCTCATATAGTAGATATTATACTTCACCTGATGCTGGTACAGGTCTTGCTAGTAATGTAGCTCCTCCATTTATGGGATTTGGATTTGGATGGGCAACTGATGCTGCTGTGGGTGGAGTATATTTCTATGGTACCTCTACAAGAGACATGAAGAAAAATATACAACCAATGACTTCATGTGCTATGGATATTATTAACGCAACTGATATAGTTACGTTCAAATATGATACAGGATTACATGATGAAATTTTACAAGTGGGATTCATAGCTGAGGATACTCCAGAAGAATTAGCTACCTTTGAGTATGATAAAATGGACTTACAAAATGTATTAGGTGTAGTATTAAAATGTATTCAAGAAATTGATACTAGAATAACAATCTTAGAAAATCAACAATAATGGCAATATTTACTATATCAACAAATTTATCTTACACAGCTGGAGATATTGTACAACTTAGCTATGATGCTAATAACTATGTCATTGGTACTGTAAATACTTATAATCCTTCAACAGGACAATTAGATATTACAGTGAGTAAGTCTGTAGGTACTGGAACTTTTTCATCTTGGACAGTAAACTTAGCAGGAAGTGCTGGTTCTGCAGGTACTAGTGGACAATCAGGAACCTCAGGATCTAATGGTACATCTGGTACAACTGGAGCAAGTGGTTCTTCTGGTACAAATGGAGCATCAGGAAGTAATGGTAGTTCAGGTACGTCAGCATCTTCTGGTACAACTGGTGCAGCTGGTAATACAGCTTCATCAGGTACAAGTGGTACATCAGGAGCAACAGGTCCTCAAGGTGCAACAGGTCCTACAGGTGCTCAAGGTCCAACAGGATCTAGTGGTACGTCAGGTGTATCTGGTGTGAATGGTGGAACTGGACCAACTGGACCTCAAGGAGCAACAGGTCCTGCTGGTGGTACAGGTCCTTCTCCTACTGGAGCCCCTGGGCCAACAGGAGGACCTGGAGGACAAGGTCCTCAAACAATTTACAACCAAGCATTAAATACTAATAGTAACGTATACTTCTATTCAATGGAAGGTAATCAATTATTCGCTCCTATATTTTATGTGGCTGATGGAGCTCAATTTAATGGAGCTTTTGGATATGGTCCTCATGGATGGCATGGTGATGCTAACTGGTATACATATGGAGGTCTTGGTGCTGTATATTTTTATGGTACTTCTACAAGAGATGCCAAAAAAGATATTGAACCATATTTAGATAATGCTACAGCTATAATTAGAGATACAGAAATTATAACATTCAACTATGACTTTGATGATCCAAAGAATGCTTCCTATAAAAAAATAGGTTTCATAGCTGAAGATACTCATGTGGATATGGCATCTGTAGAAAAAGATAAAATAGAACTCCCTGCTACCTTAGCTGTTGCTATGAAAGCAATTCAAGAATTAGATGCAAGAGTTAATGCATTAATACAAAAACAAAACTCATAACTATGACTATAAATGATGTAGAATTTTCAATGAAAATTCAAAGAATGCAAGTTAATCCTAATCATGATACTCGAGAAAATGTAGTGACAAGAGTAAGCTGGCAATTAGTTGCTAAGTATATTGATCCTGTAACAAAAGAAGAGTTTATAGCTACTCTTGATGATTGTACCACTATTAAACTTGTTGATGCTGCTGGGTATCTTCCTTTTGAAAACTTAACTGAACAAGATTTAGTTGGTTGGGTAGAAGCTAGAGAGAATCAAAGAACAAGAAACATAGAATACAGAAAGCAAAAAGTATTTGCTCTTCTTCAAGAAAAAGTAGTTCCAACAAATGTAACTATTCATGAAGGGACATTACCTTGGGTACAACAATAAAACCAATAACAAATGCCTTACGCAAATATAACATTCACTGTACAAACACAACTATCATTCTTAGTAAATGATTTTGTCCAAGTATCTGCTAATTCTACCAATTATGTTATTGGTAGAGTAGTATCATATAATCCTAGTACAGGTGCGTTAGTTATTACACCATTAGAGTCTGTAGGTTCAGGTACATATAGTATATGGACTGCAGCACTAACAGGTCCATATGGATCTTCAGGTACATCAGGAACATCAGGAGCAGCTAGCTCAACTGGAACCTCAGGTACTGCAGGATCTAGTGGTTTATCTAGTAGCTCTGGTACTTCTGGTTTATCTGGATCTTCTGGATCTTCTGGAACAAGTGGTGCATCAGGACTATCTAGAAGTTCAGGTACATCTGGTGTAGCAGGAGCCACTGGTCCACAAGGGGCAACAGGTCCACAAGGTGGAATAGGACCAACAGGAACCAAAGGTCCTTCAGGAACATCTGGATCTTCAGGTGCAACTGGACCACAAGGTGCTACAGGAGGTCAAGGTCCCACTGGACCTAGAGGTCCACAAGGACCTACAGGTGCACAAGGACCTCAAGGACCTACAGGTCCACAAGGTCCAGCAAATAGTAACAACCAATCACTTAACCAATATGCTTCTATGACATTTAATATATGTGCATGGAATCAGTTGTTTATGAGTGGGAGTGCAAATGCAAATAGTGGTCAAGGTGCTAGAAGTAGCCCATCAGAAGTTCAATTTATTACTGGTCCAGGTTATTGGCAAAGTCCTACTGGGGCTATAGGTGCAGGTGGTTTCTTTATTACATCAACTAGAGACGTTAAAAATAATATAGAACCATATACAGGATCAGGATTAGATCTTGTTAATGCTACAGAGATTGTGAGATTTAAGTATGACATTAATGATCTGGAAGATGATCCTAAAGTTGGATTCATAGCAGAAGATGCTCCTGTAGAATTTACAGGTCCAGACAGAGATAAAATGATCTTACCTACAACAGCAGGTATAGTTATGAAAGCTCTACAAGAGCTTGATGCAAAGCTTAAAGTTTTGGAAGGTAATGTATAAAGCATTACCTTTGTTTTTTAAACCAAGTTTATGGAATTAACAATGCAACCAATGTTTCCTCAAGATGAGATAGATATTCAAAACTATTTTTATTATAATGCAGGATTCTCTAAAGAAGAGTTAGATAAAGTATACAAAGATGTAAATACACTTCCTTTTCAAAAAGGAACTACAGGAATGGATGATGAGGATAATTCAAAAAAGATTAGATCTTCTTCTATTAAATGGATTCCAAAAACAGAAAGTTGGAAATGGTTATATGAAAAACTATTCAATATGGCTGTAGAAGCCAATAATGCACTATGGCATTTTGATTTGTTAACAGCAGATGATTGTATTCAATATACAGAATATTATGATGTAGAAGGTGGACATTATGGATGGCACCAAGATATTGGTCCTGGTCTTATGTCTAAAAGAAAGGTGAGCATTACTGTTCAGTTATCAGACTCTGATGAATATGAAGGTGGTGATTTAGAAATATTTAGAGGAGGTGATCCTAATGAAGCTGAGAAAGCACCAAGAGGAAAGGGAGTTGTATTTATCTTCCCCTCTTTTATAATGCATAGAGTTACACCAATAACAAAAGGAACTAGACGTTCCTTTGTTTTATGGGTAGGTGGTACACACTACAAATAATTATTTAATACTGTGTATTTCTAAATAGTTTGTAGCATCATTAGAAAATCCAAGTCTTCCTTTCCAAAATGAATTAAAAGCAAGACTAATCCTTTTACTTTGTCCTTGCACTTCTGGCACTCCATGATATTGTACTGATGGAAACAATACACAATCACCTGTATGTACAGGTACATGATACTGATTACTATTAAATTCATTTGCTGTGATGTTATCTATATGCCATTGTCTAGGACTATCATCTTGAAACTCAATTTGATCTTTTATTTTATCAGCTAGCATATATATCACACCACTAACAATACTATTAGGATGATAATGTGAGTGATGAAATCCAGCTGGATCAGTATAGTT